CACCGAGATCTACACTCTTTCCCTACACGACGCTCTTCCGATCTCAATTTTCAGTCCAACAATAGATTTCGACTAGCTAAGTCTTGCAAAATCCAGGCAGCTAATCCCTTCATTTACTACTTATATTATACTAAATTCCAGGATCGTTTACAACTGTAATCTTTATTGTTTTTGCTTAACTAATAAAACCATATACTCTTTAAAAGCCGTGTCTGGATTGACTTTTACCACATTATATTTGTTCCCTTGCCAACCAATAATCATCTTGGTGGTAATGGTTTGTTTTTGATCTTGCCGGATGACTATTTCTAAGGTGTCATCATACGTTGTCCCAGCCATTTCTTTCACGTCTTTAATATTTTGGGTTCGTATCTTTGCCCAACAACTGAAAAGAAGTGTTTCCACGTCTTCTCCTGGCATGGGTCCCGAAGATGGTTTAACCGTGATAACGTCTATTCGTTCATTTAATTCATTGATATTTTTAATGATCGGCATAGTATAGCCCCCTCATTTGCTGGATTAAGGCTTGTACCGTTACTGGCATACGTTCACTGTTTGGAGTGTCTCTTGTTTCATACCAATGCTGAGTAAGTAATGACACTGCCCAATTAAACTGCTTATAAGCCTCTATGACGCCTTCTTCTGCTTTTGAATCAATAGCACTGATAACGTACTGACAAGCTGTATCTAGTAATTGCTGCAATAATCCATCATCAAAATTATGGTCTATCCGCAAACTATTTTTTAAATCTTCTAATGTTGGCATTCTATCCCCTCCTAATGAAAAAGGCAGCGGATTAACCGCCGCCCATTATTTTTTAACCTTCTGGTGTTACAACCGGTGTAAATTCAATATATACTGAAGCATTAGGATCGATTGTCTTGTAGTCGTTACGGACAATTACCGCTAAACCTTGAGAATAATAATCGAATTTTTCCCATTGAGTTGTCACTTGGTTCCGACGAGCCACAAAGATAGATTGGGCAATATCCCCCATAATCATTGGGAACGTACCAGCTTTTGGATTAGCAAACAAACTATCTGCAATCAATACTACTGGCATACCGAACAACGATTTTCCGCTTGGTGCTGTCACATCTGGTTGCAAGATATAACGACCATCTAAATCTTTTAACGTATCTAGGTGGTTATAGCCTGATTGGTTCAAAATAACCATTTTGTCTAATGCTGGATCAAGCACCACATTATAAAATTGTTTCAAGTCGTCTAAAGTAGCAGCCGTTTTCTTAGTGAATGTTTTTAATAAATCAACGATGTGTTTATTGTCGGTATTTTCTACTAGCTTAGCTAATTGATCTTTGACCTCTGCCACAATATTTACCGTTGAATCTTCCACAACTTCGTTTGACAATGCAATCTTGCCTGCACGAGTTTCTACTTTATAATCAACTGATGTAAACATTTCAGCGTCAATATCGCCAATTTCAGCGAGTTCAGCTTTTGTTGCTAACACCGCTTGTTGGTTAGTTGCTACTGGATATTTACCTTGTCCATTCGATACGGTTTTTACTGTTGCATATTGTGCTAAGTTATAATTTGAACGTTTCAAATCAAACACTTCACCAATTACTTCTTCTGGCACAACCGCCGCTGCATTTACAGTAGTGACACCATCACGAATTTCTCCTTGTGAACGGATATATTCTTCGTATCCACGCATTTCTGTTTTTTCGTTATCAATTAAAGTTTTTTCCATGTTTTTACTCTCCTTTTGTGCTTTAGAAGTGGATTCTAAGCCTTTGTTTGTTTGATTTACTTGATTGTTACTCATAAACGATTCGTAAGAGCGTTTATTTACTTGGACATTTGATGAATCATAGGCGGGAACCGTCACAACGCTGATTTCATTTAATGCTTTCATTTTGTCGATGGATCGAACTACCTCACCATCTTCTTTCTTGTCGAAGGAATCGATCCCTAACACGAAACCAAATGACATAGAATCAAGCAATTTTTTTGAGACATTCTCATATACATCATTGGCATAGCTGGTATCATTCAATGTTGCTTCAAAATGTAACCCAACATCATCAATATTTAATTTCAACGTGCCAGCTTTAACGCTTGCTAATGGCTTGCTGTAATCGTGGTTGTGTAATAAGAACACATTTGATAAGTCCACCTCTTTCAAGGCTTCTGGTGTAATCACTTCTACAAAGCCACCTAAATCTTTTGATGGTTGCCCGAATTTCAAAGCATATCCTGAAATGGTTTTACCATCTTTTTGTTCCGCTTCATTTTCTTTCTCCGCCACTGGCGAATCGGCTTTTAATCCAGCTTCTTCCGTTAGTCTTTTTTCTTTTTCTTCTTCGTTATTCAACTGGTGTAACTCCTTCCTGTTTTTTTAATTGATATTTCTCTAACGTATCTAAATACGTAAAGTTCAAACTTGCTAGTAAACGATCTCCGCCATCCATTGGGGGTAGCCCCATTTTCGACCGCCCTTCATTAATTGTGAGTAGCGATCCTTTGACCTGTTCCAATACGTTCTTTACCTTGGTTTCGGGGTCAGTCTCTAGTAACTGATCGGAATTAAAGCGTGTGTTAGTTTTTAGTTTTGTATCAAATTCACTTACAAACACATTAAAGTAATGAATCAGCGTACTTTGGATATACTGGAGATTACTTTGAACGGTGCTAGAATGTTCATTTTCAACGCCTAAACGCTCGATAGGTACACCAAACGCCTTGGCAATTTGTTTTGTGTTCCAATCATTGGAATTGATAAGCTTCAAAACATCGGTGTTTATTTCTAATGTTTTGTAGTCCATTGTTTCATCAAGAATGATCGTTCTAAGAGCATTATCTCCACTACTTGAACCGTTGGCTTCTTCAAACTTTTCACGAATTGCACTTTTGGCTGATCCGTCCAAATCAGACTTATGAACTTTCAAAATACCTGATCCACTGACACCACGGGTAAAGAAATTGTGCAGTGTACGATTGCCAGCCTGTTGGATTTTTAGTTCATCACGTAAAGCATAAAGTGGTGGTAATCCTGTTAAGCCATCTTGAGTGAAATATTTAAAGTGCAAAATATCGCTAGACTTCACACGTCTTTTTTTATCACCAATCTGATAAGACAACGTGCCATTATCTAATTGAGTAACCGTTACACTTGAGTTAGGTAATAAGTGAAGTTCTTCTACCTTTTCACCGTTACGCTTGATTTCTGCAAAGCTATTACCGTTTAACAGCATATTGACTGCTAAAGCAAATTTGAAATGCCAACCGTCCATTTCTGAATTAGGTTTCTCGTTTAGCAACTTCACCAGTTCATTATCAGCTTGTGGCATATTGTTTTTGACCAATTGAATCGGACTTGAAGCAATATCACTAGCAATAATTCGAACGGCTGCAAACACATCACTATTTCTTAATGCACGAACGCTTGTAAAACTGGTGGTGTAATCATCCGATTGGATTGCTACCACATGATCCAAGAAAGGATCTCCCGTTGTATTTTGTCTCGCTTTAAAAAATGCCATCTTTTAACCTCCCTTCTGTCCTGTATTTAGCATGACCGCTATCCCAATAAGCACTACGCCCAGCGCTAACAAGCCATAGTAGACATTTGTTAGTAAGGTGATAGCAACCAGCACACACACCAATCCAAGAAGTAAAAGAACGGTATGAATGTAATTAGAAAGAAAATTCTTCACTTGTGTAGAATTCATTGTCTGCTTTACTCCCCTCTGTTTTGGTGAAATAGTCCATTGCGAACACATAGGCATTTATTAGTGCTGCTATCGGATCAATTTTGTTGCTGTTCTTTGATTTATTAATCTGAATCCCGTTGTTATCCGTTTTTAAAATAGCGTTGTTCACTGCATGGGTGAGAATCGTATTTTTATTGTGAATAACGTTGCCTTCATAAACTTGTTCTCTAAAAGTTCGGGTCGGAACGTTTAGAGTAATCGTTCCTTGTCTTACTTCTAACATTGGGTAGTTGGCTTTTTCAGCTTTACTGATAAGCGAATTAGCGTTATACGGGTCATAACAGATTCCCATACATTCCAAATCATTTTCTTGAATCAAGTCTTGAATAAACTGGAATACTTGGTCATAGTCTACAATTCCGCTTTCTAATTGAGTAATGGAACACTCACCAGTTTTTTCTAATTCCCGATAAGGCAAACCGTCACGCTTTTCTTTGTCTTGAAGTCCATACTTGGTGGCTACAAAACTATGAGAATCACAATAAAGCTCGCCATTATCTAGCGGTACAATCCATGAAACGCTAGTTAAATCATCTGTTTTAGATAAATCCACTCCGATATAAACGGGCTTGCCTGTAATATCTTCAGTGCTTACTTCGGTTGCTTGCCAATCCTCGGCACTCATATAGCTGTCTTCACTGGCTTGCTTCCATAGATTAAAACTTTTTACGAGTACAGAATTTAAGTTATTCTGCTTCAATGCCAAATCTACATCATCTTGAATGGTCGGGATCATTACTTTTTTGATTTCTTCACTTTCAAAAATAGGGTTCGCTTTGATCCATTTTTCTTGTTCGTGAATTTCTTCGGGATCATCTAATTCCCATATCGCTATGAAGTACCTGTCAGCTTGTTCTTCGCCTTTTAACACACGATCTAACAATAAGTATTCCTCATACATTGGAACGTTTAAATCTAGCCCAGCGGTGCTAATAACACACAATAAACCATTCTTTTGTTGGGTCATTCCTGATTTAATGACGTTGTAAGTTTTACGAGTTTTTGCTTCGTGCCACTCATCAAGAATTGCGGTTGTTGGTGCAAATCCATCTAACGTGCTGGTTTCACTAGCCAGCGCCATTGCGAACGAATTAGAAGGCAAATGCTGAATTTTTGAGTTCATAATTTTTAGTTGTGGTCTTAAAAACTTACTAGATTTAACCACGTTTCTAAGTGAATTAGACAGCATATCATAGCCCAATTTAGCTTGTTTCAAAGCGTTACTTACAAACAACACTTGTCTTGATTCTGCTGGTTCCTGTTCCATAATCAACGCATTAGCAGCCATGCCACTAGCGATATAGGTCTTGCCATTCTTACGTGACTTACTGATAAACGCTCGATTGAATCGCCTGTAATTCCCTTCTTTAGTACGCCAGCCATAAAGACTGCCAAGATCGGAAGAGCGTCG